GGTAGCTCTGCCGGCGGCACCCATTCAGTCTTCGGCGTGAACATCGCCATTTGCAAACTCATAGCTCTTCCTCTGGTGGCGGCTCATCGTCTGGAACTTGTTTTTTAACAAAATAAAATTTTAAGCTTGGCGCGGCGGGCGATGCGTCTGGCTTGCGTTTGTACGCATTGATCCAGTATTCGACACCGTCGATAGTCGCATTGCCTGTGAAATCCGCATGGGTTTCTTTTTCTTTGCGCTTATTTCCCCAGATCGCGCCTTCATTATTTCTGTCGGTCATACTGCTCTTCCTTCATTTGATCTACCGCTTGGAAAAACTCGTCTGCGATTTCGCCACCCAAGGCCGCATATCCGGCAATGTCTACCCAAGAATCTTCATGTTGCGGCGTCTGGCACAAACGGCTCATCTTGACCGCAATCATGCACAGCGCCACTTCTTCTGCTTTAACGTCGATCCCTAGAATCGCTGACCACATTTCCGCAATGCGCTCGTGGTTTCTTGCGGGGTCGCCGTAAATCTCGTCTCGTGAGGCAGAAATAAATTCATCTGCTTTTTCTAATATCTCTCTGCGGTTCATAAATACTCCACCTCTTTCACTTCTAACGGCATACCGTCTTCATACACTGACTTCCACACGGGACTGCCTACCGACAGATCCAGATCGGGAGCATCCATTTCCTGCTCTTCAACTTCAATCGCTTCGAGCGAAACATAATCCGGCATTTCTGGGTAATTGCGTTCATGCAACCACGTCGCACAGATGACATACTCTCGATCCTCTGCGTCCCAGTACCAATGCGTCCCGTAGTATTTTCCAGACTTCATAGCTCGTAACTCCTCGATACGTCTTCCGGTTCTACAATAAATAAATTCTGCCTTGCTCTGGTCACGCCAACGTAAAACACCCGATGCAAATCATCGGGATTGTTGCGTGCCGCTTTTTCTGCCGCAGGGGATAAATCTGTAAAAAGTACAACGTTGTCCGCTTCTCCGCCCTTTGACCCGTGAATCGTGGACACCGTAATGCGAGGCTCGCCATTGAACTTTTCTCCGCGACGCAAGAGCGCAATGATGTAAGCCCGATCCTGCTCTGGCAGTTTGTCCATCGCGACGTGCCAGATCATCTCTTTGTTTGCATTAAGCCCGTGATCCGCGATTAGCGTATCCAGATCAACCATGTCTTCGTCTTGTAGCGCAGGCAGTTTCTTAAAGCCCCGCGCCACACGTTCTTTGCCGCTCATGAACGCGTAGATGTTTCGCGCTGTCTTGCCTGAGATTTCACGGCCCTTGCGTAATGCTTCCCAACCATTGACGGCGTCGGCTACTTTCTCAGAAATAGACCGGTGTCCGCGGTAGTTGAACAGATAGCCGTTTGACTTGAGGTCGGTCGCAACGGGCGATAACTGGTAACCCGCTTGTGACAGGATCAGCCATGATCCGTTAGCCATGTCGATCCCATCGATGGTCGAGATGCGTGAGACCTGACCACGATCTTTCTTTGGCTCGTAGCGTTTCGGGAACCGGCGCCGGATTCTGTTAGATATATTCTCAGCCACAGCGTGGACTGATGACGGTACGCGGTACGACTGAGCAAGAATCTCAGAGCCGCCGTCCAGATTAATAAAGTGATCCACGTCAGCCCCTGCCCAACGGTAGATGGCTTGGTCGTCATCGCCCGCGCAGTACATCTTGTCAGACATATCATCCAGAATATGCGCGATGTCCCACTGAAGCGGCGACAAATCCTGCGCTTCGTCGAGAAACGTCAGCTTAAAACGATGCCTGAACGTCGGTGCCTGAACAACGAACTGTTCTAACATGTCAGTAAAATCGAATAGATCGTACATGGTCTTGTACTTGCGTAAGGATTCGTCAACGTACTTAACAATGTTCCAATCTACATCGAGGTCGCTTTCGTTGTATTGCTTACGCAGATCGATCTTTCGTAACCGCGCCAAGTTAATCAGCCCCAATAGCGGGTCATTTGTTTTGGCCAGATCCATGAAATCATCAGAGCCCTGCTTGGAGCTGAATAGTTCCACGCCAATGGCATGGCTCAGTTCCTTGTAATGCTCTGGTTGCATAACCTTGTCGGCACTGACATCGGTCATCGACAAAGCAAGGCTGTGCAGTGTGCGGAAAAAGACGAGGTCGTTCTTCGCATCAAGCCCAAACCGCTCGGCCGCACGTTCCTTAGCTTCTGTTGCCGCTTTCTTTGTGAACGCAAGAAAGGCAATCTCCTGCGGCTGTATGCCGGATTCAAGCGCCTTGTCTACCATGTTCAATAGCGTAGTTGTTTTACCGGTTCCGGGAGGCCCGAATATTCTGAACATTTTTGTAATCCCCTAAGTTTTCTCCAACCTTTTTGACAATCTGCCGCACACGCTCTCTCGAAAGGCCGACGCGTTTCCCTATGGCAGTCATGGTCATGTAGTACTTCGTTCTCATTTCGTAGATTTGGTAATCTCTTTGTTTAGTTTCCATTGCTCTCCACCCAGTCTTGTAATTCAGCGAGCCCGTTGACGGATTCCATAAATATCGGCGTGTGTTCGCCCATGTATGAACCCAGAATGTTGAAGTTGAAATACTCAATGGCTTCCCATATTTCGCAGTTCAATTCTTCCTGCACGATCTGCACGGCTTTCTCCAAGTCGTAGATCACGACTGAAGGGTCTCCGCACCGGTGACCGACGCCAATAATCGCTTCGTCCAATCCATCTGCTTTCAACATCAGAATGGCGCCTCCTCTTGGTTAAACTTCGGTTTCAAATCGATATCTGCTGACTCGAACGCAGGGATAGACCAGACGCGGACAGACCGCCCTTTGATCTTTAGCACTGTGCTTTCGCCGCTAATGTCCCGTAAGCGTTGGGCAATCTTGTGAGATTTAAATTCAAAAAACTTATTCTTTCGCAGATGTGCTTCAAAATCCTTGAGGCGGAAAAACGTTTTGTTAATCTCTTCATCGGTCCAAGGGCGGCGGAGCAAGATCTCTTCTTTGTCTTGCGCTTGCTGTAGATGACGACAGAACTCTTCGAGGTAGTCGTAGAACTGACCAGAGGTCGATGCGTCCTGTGACACCTCCATGATGGCGCTCTCGTTATCCCGCATCTCGCTCATTAGAGTGCTAATCCGGCTCTCCCAATTCTGTTTCGATGTAGTCCGCGGCATGAAGTTAAGCTGTTCCATACACGCTTTTTGAAAAGTTGGTTGCGATAGGAGCGCGTCAGTGTCGAGTTCCAAAGGCTCCCCATTAACGTCCATAAACCAGACAGGCGGTGTCGAGTTGTATTTGCGGAGATTCGCAATCGCGGCACCTGCCGCCGCGGTCGCAATACCGAACTTGCGCGTTTGGCAGAGGTCTTTGTTGCAGTGGGCACATATGGGCGCATCAGAACACCGGTAGGCATAATCTTTTTTCTCAAGTTGGCTCGCAACAGTATTAACTTCTGGGAGTGGTAAGGGCGGCTCCAGATACTGGGCATTGTACTCAAGTATCTTACTTTGCCATTCTTCGGGGTGCGCTTTCCGTAAATAGACCCCGAGATTGAATAATCCATTGTTTCTGCCTCCTTCGGAGATTTTTTCTTTGCACAAATACTGCAAACACGGCGGTCCATCTTTGATGATGATGTCGGAGTTGTTTGCTTCTGTGGTTAACGCAGAGATTTGCTCCGGAGTCTGCACATGCGCGTCGTAAAGCGCATAGAACTCTTCCAGAGTAGCAGAGGTCCCATCGTCTTTAATTGCGTAGCGTAGGCCGTCTTCTGCGTCGTAGTACGGTAGATTTAGAAAGTTACCAATGTCCCCACGATCTAAATGTAACTTGACCTGTTTGGGGAATATCTCGCTGTTACCGTAGCCAAGCGCGGTAGAGATGTATTGCAGTGTTTCCTGCATAACCTTGGCCGTGATCCATTCGGACGCAAACAAAAAGCAATGCGCGCCCCCAGACTTTGATCGGCATACAACGAGCGGCAGTTTGGCCTGCCTGATTTTTGAAACGAGGTCGGCGTGATCCAAGGGATACTGATCGATATCGATACAGCCCCAGACGCAATTGTTGTCCTCGTTAATCGGAATAATACCAATGCCCTTGCCTTCTCCAGACAAATGGCCTTCCCATAGTTCCGTGGTCCGTGTTTCTCGAACGACGGCCGCTTTACCGGCGCTCTTGCCGCTTTGCGTCTTCTTCTCAATTTTAAAAGTTCCATACGCCTGTTCCAGACCGGCGAAGATAGAACTAAATTTTTCGACTGACATAGTTGATCCTCAAAAACGAGGCGCGCGAACGC